TTCAATACTCTATGGAATAAATCTACTGTACCTCTACTATGAACAATAAAATTACTATCATCAGTTCTTTTGTATTCTACTTGGTATTCTCTAACAAATTGGTCTGGTGATGCACCAATCGTTATATTCATAGCAACAATAACTGTTCCGTCATTGTATTGGATAAGTTCATCATCAAGGGTTATTGAAGAAGGGGGTTGAACTGTAAAGGGATTTGGTAATGAAGTATCTGGCACAACAGGTTGCTCAGTATTCTCTTCCCAAGTGTACCAACTGTCTTGATGCTCAATTAAAGATAATTGAACTGTGTAATTTAAATTAATAGCCATAGATACTATTCTGAATGGTTTGGCACTCATTCCTAAAATATCATCAGTGACCGATACAATATCGCCTATGGCTAAATCCATAGCTGAATAATTAGCAGTTAATGTTAAACCTAATTGATTTCTACTTCTGTTTAAAACTACTTTACCAAATTCTAATGCTTGATAAGGATTGGTTATCATTTGTAAATCTAATTGAAATTCTTGTAGAAAACCTCCGTCCTCTGTTTTTAGTGTTTGGTGTTCTGCGTCTGTTTCTGGATAAACGACTGTATCTACTTCCCAATTCTTATCTGGATTGATGTAGTTAATATTAATACGATTGTATTTTTCATTTTTCTTTTCACTAGATAATTTAATACCACCTATGATATTATCTTTGTTTAGATTTAAACTAGCACTTCCAGATTCTTCTAAAATTAATTTATATTTACCTTGAGTATAAGGTAAGAAACCTCGCATACCTCTTAATAAGAAACGAACATTATCAATTATCTTTTGGCTAGTATCTAAAACAGAATTACAATCAAATAAATTAATATCACTACCACCAGAATAAGGGGTGACTTGTGTTTCAGCAGTTTGACTAGCATTATAGAAACTTTGTAAATCTATATCAGCAACATCAATACCTTTTCCGTATGTGGTGTCAGTCAAATAATCTAATAAACACCAAGCAGGGTTTGATGAATAAGCAGGGGATTGAGCATTATAAACATTAATAACAGATGATGAACTATCTAATAGTTCAAAATCTTGTGAGCCATTTGTTCCGTCAAAATTAAATAATAAAGTTGTATTAGCATCTGGAGTAAAAGCAGTTGTTGGTGGTGTAAATGTAGTTGTGTATCTAACATTATTAGATACTCGGAATAAATCCATATATCCGTCAAGATGAAATTCCCCACTAGAAGTATTCCAAGGACCTGTGCCACCAATATTAAATTCAGATTGAGCATCAATAAAAGTTGTTCCTGTTCGTGTGCCTTCTAAAACACCATCAATGTATAATTTAAGAGTACCATTATCAGCAGTAACTGCTATGTGTGTCCAAGTTTGGTCAGAAACACTTCCTGCTTGAATCCTAACTCCTTGCTGATTAGAAACAAAAATTTGACCTTGATATTCAACTATATGAAGTTGTCTAGTGGAAGCACTATCGCTTTGTTGAACACTTATAAATCTAGGTGCTAAAGTTGCTGTTTCAATATAATACCAAAATTCTATGGTGAATTGATTGTTTGAACTTAGTGCTGATTGAATAACATCTTGAGATTGAGGTATTTGTATTTCATTATTCGTGCTACCAAAATATGCACTTGTTGTTCCTGTTTTAGATTGTGTATTTGATAGGACAGGATAACCTACAGTTTGGCTATCAAGTGAATAAGTAAAATTTGTTCCTTCAGAAATAGTAGTGCTTTCTGTATAACTAACTACTTTTTTACCTTGAACTTTTGCTTGGATTTTTGGAATGCCTTGAAATTTATCTGCGTCCCAAGTTATTCTAAATGCGATATAACATAATCCAGATAATTTATGATTAGCACCCCAAGATGATAATGTTGTCAATAATGAAGATGCTGATTGCCCTGATGTTCCATAGAATGGTTGAATAGTTATCGTAGTTCCAAATCTATCACCTGTTGATGTAATTTGACTTCCGTCAGCAAATGCACCGTCAAATGTGACTATTTCATCATCAACTATTACTTGAGTAATAGCATTGATTTCACCTTCACCTAAAACAATCGCACCATATAAATATTGGTTATCAGTTCCAGATGTTTCTAAAAATACTCTCGTACCACCGACTAATCGTTCACCATAAATAACAGGGATTTGTGCATTGTTAGATTGCTTATTAACTAACGTACCCTTTGCTTGTTCTTGTTGTGGTATCTCTGGGATTTCTGGGATAGGAATAATCCAAGAAATGACTTCTTGAAATATATCACCTATAAAATCAAAAAAGTCGTCAAAGAATCCCATTATTTTCTACCCCACTTCAAATCTTGTATTGTTAAGGCACTAAATTCAAATCCTTTATCATTAGGATAAAATCTCTGTTGGCTACCTTCGTTTGTTTTTCTTCCTGCGGTTCTACTAAAATCGCCAAAGTGAGAAGTACAATTTAAAGTTAATACTCCAGACTTTGTATCAATAGAATAATTATTGATATATCCTTTATCATAATTGAATGTATCTATTAATGATTCGGAACTATCTATAAATCCAATATCAATAGTCACTTCATCATTACTGACTACATTATTTAAAACAATAGCAACAAAGGTATTATCTACTGCTGATAATTGAATACTAAAATTTGCTACATTAATTTGTGAATTTTCTGCCTTTGCTGAAATCTTTAATAGATGCCCACCTGCCGAATAAGTATTCGCATTGTGAACTAAATCTTTATAATGATTGGTTAATCTTTGAACTGTGGGGAAACCTATCTCAACAAGAGCAACAGGTTTAATGCTTCCAGAATTTATTTCTGTTAAGAGGTCACTAGATAATCCTCTAGCCATTACAACGCCTCTATGAAATCAACTTCAAATCTATATAAATCTAAATCCCCTGTATTAAATTGCTGAATATCATTTGTCAGTCTTACTGTAAATTCAACTCCGTCATAAGTGACTGATTCTGTATCTGTCAAGGCACTTCTAAGAGGCGGTTCAATAGTGATTGTGGCATCATTAGAACTGTCGCCTGTTGCATCTTCTACGACCATATAAACCTTTGAATGGCCACCGAATTTAATAAAGTCACCCGCTTTAATTGTATTGGATATCCCCGTAATATTTATTGTCGTATCGCCTGCGGAATGGCTACCGCTTACTGTAATTGTTCCCGATACATCACCTTTGGCATTCTTTAAATCGGGCAATGATATTTGGAATGTTTCTTTTTGTGATCTTTGTTTCATTATGAACGCATAGACAGGTGCAAATTCACTTCTTCTCATTGGGGGATAAGATGCAGAGAATTTAAATCTCTGGCCGTCAATTTGAACGGCAAACATCTTTCCACTATCAGTAGTAGATGTAATTGTTGCCTGCTCAGATGAAAATCCTACGGATGAAAATTCTGGTGATGTTGGATATGTTCCGCTCATTAAATTATCGCTTCTTTTCCTTTACTATTGAGAGCATCATTTATCACATTTATAATTGTACTTCTACGTTTAACTAATAAATCGTCAAATCCTTCTGTATCATTCGCATTGATTGTAATATTAACATTTGTTGCTCTTCCTAAATCTTTGTTCGCAACAATAGTGCCAGATTGATCGGGGATAAACATTTCAGCACCTTGCTCACCAACCATATATGTTGATCCTGCTTGAACTCTTCCGCCTAATGCTCGGCCAGAATATTGCTGAGATTGGATAGTGGCAACCTGTGCTACACCCATTGCTCCAATGATTCCTGCCATAACAATATTTCCAGATGCTAATGCTTTAGATACACCTTGAGCAGTATTCATAATTGCTTCGGCGGTTTTATATGCTTTATTAATTTGGAATGCTCTTTTATTATTTTGTGCCAATGCTTCTAATGTGGAAACCGCAGTATCTTTTGTAAATTTACCCATATCTTCATCAGCAATTTTAGAGAAATCTAATTGAGCAAATTTTCCATCTTTGAATATTTGTAATTGGTCATCATAATTTTTCTTTTGAAGTTTTGCTTTTTCTTGCTCCGCCTTATCAGAAAGTCTTATTTCTTCAGCAAGAAATATTCCTTGTATTCTTAATCTCTCTTGATGGAACTCTTCTAATCTTTCTAAATATTTGTCATGTTCTTCTTGAGTCAGACCGTCTTTATCTTCTTGTTTTAATTTGATTAAATCTTCTATTGCCTTTTCTTGTTCGTTAATTAATTCTAATTCTTCTTCTTGTCGCATCCGCAACAATTGAATTTCGCTTTTTCCGTATTTGGCATTTGCATCAAATATTGACTGTAATGAATTTTCATTTTTCTTTACAAATTTTTCTAATTCAGCGATTTTCTTTTGATTATCAGTGACTACGTTGTTTGCTTCTTCTTTTCTTTTTTCAATTACCTCATCAAGAATACCTATTAATTTATCGTATTGCTCAATAACCGCTTCTATTTCTGCTCTTTCTTCTTGCCTTCTTCCTAAACCTTTTAATTGTTTTTCTAGTTCCGCTCTTTCTTTTATTGCTTCTATTTGGGTATAAACTGCACTAACAACAGCAGATGCACCTTCAAATTGTTGTCTAAATTCATCTCTTACTTGCTGAACCTTCATTGAGGTTTCACCCATTACATCATTTGCAATACCTAATTCTTCCGAATATTTTTGAATCTCAGCGGTGACATCTCTTGTATCGTCTTTGAAATAATTAATTAATCTAGTCAGTCCGTCAAATACATTAGAGATTGCTATT